GGTTCTGATAGGAGAGCAGGGCATCAGCCGGCCCTTTCCATCCTTTGGCTTTAACTAGTTCACCCAGTTGACTAGCTGTGCCTTGGTCGATCCCTTCCGGCGCGTACCACGCGGGAGCCGCTGCCGGAGCAGTCGGGTTGCCTGCTTCCGCAGACCCTTGATCGTCACTCATCGATGAATTCCTCTTGTAGATTGGTCAAGGTCTTTTCGTCCAGTTGCAGCGCCTCGACAATGAGCTGCACCGTTTCTTGGCGACCGACCATGCGGCCAACCTCGAACATATCTGTCGCACCGGACTTGTCCACAGCGACAGGCGGTTTCCCGTAGCGGGAGAATCGCTTCAGATGGGCGAGAATGATTTGCCCGTCTTGCGATAACTGATTCGTCTTGCCATCGATTAGGGCTCGCTTGTAGGCGCGAGATCGGAACAGCACCCGAGCGACCCGGGCGCGCATCACAGCAACCATACTCGGCATCAATCACCCATCAGTTGTTTGGCGTTGTGAGCAATCACAAACGCATAGAACACATTCAGCGCAAACCAGCCGATCACGGGCATCGTCGGAAGCGCAGCAACAAAAAACATCACGAGCATCATTCGAGACAAAACCAGCCCCTCAACCACGCCGACCTTCTCAAATAGTTTGCGCATGATGGGGTTTAGCTCTCGGCCGCCGCGGCGCAAAATCTCATGCGTCAGCACTCCATCTGTTACCACGAGGCAGCAGAGGAACGACAGCAGAATCAGACTCATCGGTTCCGTAACCATGTCAGATACTCCGCGCCTTCCTCTGGCTCCCAGAAAATCTTGATCATGTCTGGATGTCTTGACGGCAGTAACGGATTGATCGTCGTGACCGCACAAGGCGAAAGCGCGTTATCGCGGAAGCCTTTTTCTTTCGCGAATCGATCGTAAACCTTATAGCTGGCAACCTTCAGAAGGTGCATCGTGATCCCGTTAATCGGATCTTTCAGTACCGAGTAGGCGCTTTCGTGCTTATGGCCTGCGACGTAGATGTGATCTCGAGTGCCGAGCATCGCGGCTTTCATCGGCCCGTGAGCCGGGTTCCAGATCGACGAGCCTGCGTGATCGTGGCGAGCATTCACACGCACCTCTGCGCCATTCGGAAACTTCAAGGCGATGCGCGCCTCGCTGGATTTGTACATAGTGTTTTGCTGTCTTGCGATCCACTTAAGCGGGTCTCCAGATCCAGACCATGCGTCGTGATTCCCGCCGAGCATATAGAGCCAGCGGCAGCGATCGACAAACCACTCTGCTAGTTTCCACGCCTGCGCGGCAGATGTCGCCTGCTCACCGTAAAGCCTTGCTAAACGGCCAACCCAGTTATTCGTGGTGTCGCCGACATTGCAGGCGAACAGCCCTTCAACCTTGCGACAAAGATCGGTGTGACGCTCGAGCGCCTCGATGTCGGTGCCGTCATCGTCAACGTGCGGGTCGCCGAAATGCAGCAGGCCAATCGGCCCCGGTATCTTGATGCGAATCGGGATGAGCTTGCTCGCTTCCTCGTGCTCGCGCTTATGAGCGAACTTGCGCTTGCGCTGCTCGATGAGCTCCTCGATGGATACGTCATCGTCCGGTATCGGCGTGAACTCAAATGCTTCTTCGTTCGGGATCTGCCGACCCGGCTGGTACGTCGACCTTGGAATCTCGTAACCGTTCTTTTCCATTCGAGCCAGACGCTTCAGCATCGTTCGGGTATTTAGCCCGAGCTCGTTGGCTGCATTCGCGCGAACGCCTTTGTGTCTGCGCAATGCCTCAATGATCTGATCATCAGTCGCCTTTGGGGCTACCACAGCATCACCTCTTTCTGGTTACTTTGATGCCGAGTTCCTTTCGGCGTTCTTCGGTACGCTCGTCATCGCGCACCGCTGTCCATTCCAAATGCCCATCAACGAGCCGATACTGCTCCTTGTGAGTCAAGGCGCAATCGCAGCACTCGGTGAAGGTATACCCTTTGACTCGATACCAAACCCCGTCATACATCTGGATTACGGGGATAGATACATCCTTGCTTCGTCCTGCCTTCGACTTACCAGACCGGGCAGAACCTTTCCTGCGGCTTTTGTCCATTTCATGAACTCCGATGCAGCGCCCCAATAGTCGCCTCGGTTGTGCTTCATGCGCAGCGTCGAACGCTGGAGATTGCCGAGACCGACGTTGAAGGCAAAGCTCACCAAGGCATCGAACTGGCCTTGACGATCAGGATCAATAGAGCAATATCGGGCCACGCCCGACTCAAACCGTTTAAGGTCTTGAGCAAGTAAAGCATCCACTTCGTCAATGTCCCAGACACGGTTATCCTCGGGTTTTAGTGGATAGTCCCGGCGTAGAGGGAAATTGCCATTATCGGCGGTTCGCACCACCGGCAAACGAGCCTGCTCGGGATAGAGCATATGGCCGACGCCCACCGTCCAAAGCTTGGCTGGGCATAAATACGGTCGCAGGCGCACACCTTCGTGTTTCTTGATCGACGCGAGCGCCTGCTCGCTTGTGTTCATCTTTTGCTAAATGCCTGTGTCCCGAACCAAAAAGCAATGATGCTGGACAGAATCAACATTTCATCTTCGCCAAAGACGTTATCCATAGCCACGGCAAAAGGGATGCCGGTGCTATAGGCGTACCATACACCAGTTGCATTCAAAACAACAAGTTCCAGCACAAAGATATAAGTTACGACAGGTCTGACCGAGGCCCGAAGATTGATGATCCATTGGCTGGCACCCTTGCCGATTGCCTCGTCGTGCTTGTACAGCGCGACCCGTTCTTGGGCATAGGTCTCGGCCAAAACCTGTTCGGTCTTGATCTCCTCGATACGCTCCTGCGCTTGAAATCCACGGGCAGCAAGCTCCAGCTCCCGCTCCTTCTGCATACGCAGGATGGCGAGTTCGTGCGACTTGTCCTGCCGATCTTGGAAGAACTCGAGGATCTTCGGGAGGCCGCCAGCGAGAAATGACAGAAACGTGGAAAGCATAGTCATCATGGCGGCAGCCTCACTTTTGCTTGTTGATCAGATCGAATAGGGTCTTGATCTTATCCTCGAGCACAGCGACTCGGAGATCCAGCTTTGACAGAACGATGATCAGCGTAATGAGCGCGAGAATCACCGGCCAAGCGCGGGTGAAGATCTCGAACAGCTCCATGTCACTTATCCGCTTTGGTCGTGTTGAGCTGGTTAATCAGATTGAAGATGTCATCCAGCGTTCGGCGAATGTGATGGATGTCGTCCCGGTAGTCAGCCTTGGTAACGTAAACGTGCGGCATATTGCGCACATCCCGATCGAGCTGGTTAATCGAGCGGCTGATGTTATTGAGAATCCAGCCACCCAAGAAACCGGACACGCCGACCAATACGTTGAAAAGCATCTGCGCATCCATCGTCAAACTCCCGGGACTGCTCTACGCGGGGCCGATGCCGCGATCTGTTCGGCCTTTGCAAATCGTTCAGCGGCCTGCCCGGCGATCGGAGCAGCGGCCAGCAAAGCCTGCGTCTGCTCGGCTTGAGCTTCAGCAGCATCCATATTCTCGAGCTCCTCATCGGTGCGCAGCGCCTTGGCAGGCACACCGTTGGCCTCGGCAATGAGCTTGATCGCCTCGTCAGCATTGATGCGACGGAGCACCGACATATCGCCAGAGACTTGCGCGACCGGCAGCATGGCCTCGATCGTGCGCAGAATTCCCGCGGCTTCTTCGGTTTTCATCAACCGAGCAAGCGGCCCCTGATACTTCGGGAAGATCTCGCCGCCAGAGGCAAGATAATCCATCAACGCAGGAGGCGGCTCCGGCAGCGAGAAGCTGGCAGACAGAAGATCGAGCTCGCGATCAATGATCGGCCCCAAGAACTCCGACTGCTGGCGACCCATCGTCGGCCCAAGCAGAGCACCCTTTTCCTGTGCGCGCTGGAGCACTTCGGTCGCCGTCATCGTGCGAGGCGATTCCACGAGGATCTGGAACAGCGTCACCAAGAACGAGTCGTTCACAGCGCGGCGCTTCTGATCCGACATCTCGATTCCGATCGGCAGATTGCCGCCGGTCAACAACGGCTGCACAAGCGGCGTACCGTCGTCTCGGAGGTATCCGTAGTTCAACGCATTAGGACGCACGGAGAAGGCGTTTAACGCTCCCTCCTCGGTCAGAATGAGCGGCGGGTCGACCATGCGGTGCGCCATCCGAAGCATGGTCTTTTCCATGTCTTGCAGCGACGTGATATCGGCAAGAGCCTCCATCGCCGGAGACCGTCCATAAATCTCACGCGGCCCGGTGACGTACCGGCCAACCGCATACGGCATCACCCGATAACCGCCTTCCTCGAGCAGCACTTGCCCTTCGCGCGATACATATCGAGATACATATCGCATCCCGTCAGGGCCGGCCATGCCTTCCTTGTAATCGTAGTTCGGGCGAACGCAATGCACGAACTCGAACATCGTGTTCGGCGCGCTCTTGGCCTGCCCCACGATCCCACGCGGCAACTTGT